TATGCTTCGTAAGCAACGAAAGGAACTGAAATGATTGAGAAAGAAGAATGGACTGAAGTAGAAGCACCCTCGTCCAAAGAGGAAACTAAAGTCGAGTTTGAAGTAGAACAAGAGGAGGAAAAGGTTGCAGCTAAACCAGAAGCTCCTTCAGATACCGAAACAAAAGAAGAATCAAAAGAATTAGAGGGTATAGAAACTAAAGGTGCTCAGAAACGTATACGTCAACTGGTTAAACAACGTAAGGATCGTGATGATCAGATCTCGCAGCTTATACAACAGAATGAGCAACTCTCTAGTAGAATTACCAGTAGAGAAAAAGAATTTACTAATATTAATAAACTTAACTTAGATGCAAGTGAAAAGCAGTTAACAGATAAATTAGAACTTGCCAGAGCTGCCTACAAATCAGCACATGATGAGGGAGACACAGGTAAAATATTACAAGCACAAGAGTTTTTAAATGATGCACAGAATGATCTTAAAACATTAACTGTAACAAAAACTCATTTTGAACAAGAGCCTGAACAAGTTCAGCAACAGGTACAGCCTGTACAACAGACGAATAGGCCAGATCCTAAAGCTGTTGAATGGACACAACGAAATGAATGGTTTGGACAGGATAGGATTATGACCGCTGCTGCTCTGGCTTTAGATGCAGAATTAAAAGAACAGGGGTATGATCCAAATGATCCAGAATTTTATAACGAAGTTGACAACAGAATTAAGGAAGCATTTCCAACTAAGTTTAACTCTGATGTCACTCAAAGTTCGGTGCAGGAACAACCGTCAAAACCTGCTCAAGTAGTAGCTGGAGCGTCACGTTCCACTCCAGCCCCAAATAAAGTAAAGCTGACGAAAGAAGATGTGAGGCTTGCACAAAATTGGGGTATACCACTTGAACAATATGCTGCTGAAAAGCTAAAGGTACAGGATGCCGATGGCGAATACACAGCAATTAAACTGTAACGTGGAGGAGAAATTATGACACGTATTGAATCACGTAATTCTCAAACAAGGGAAAATGAAACCAGAGAAGAAACAGAGTACGTCTTTGAAGAACCAAACGCAACTTATATACCTCGTGAAGTTGAGGAAAGATATCGTCAGCAAGATATGTCTCTTGGTTGGCTACGTATCCTTCTTAATGGTCAGGATGATTACCAAGAAGTTGGTAAGAAACAAGGTCAAGGATGGGAGTTTGTTTCTCCTGAAGAAGTTCCTGAGATGGGAGCCACTTCTACCGTGAGAGAAGAAGGTCGATATGCTGGAGTTGTCTGTCGTGGAGACATAGCCTTGGGTAAGATACCCACGGTAAAGCTAGAGGCCAAAAGAAAGCATTATAGGAATAAGGCTAATGAGATGCTGGAAGCTGTTAATTCACAGTTGATGAGACATTCCAGTTCACAGATGCCTATTTCCAATAATAGCAAATCGAGAACATTTAAAGGACGAACTCCTACGTTTCAGGAGTAGTTCTTAAACATTGGAAGGAGAATACTATGTCTAGTACAAGAGCACTACGTGGCTTCCTTCCTGCTCGAAAAAAGGGACAGAATTATAATACGGGTGGATCAAGTACTTTGATTTCCCCTACTACTATAACTCGTGCTCCCAAGAAACTGTATACTGGTGACTTGATATGTATTGAAGCTAGTGGTACTATTTCAGAATCTATTGGTGCAACCTTGAAGCCTTCGGGTGTATTCATGGGTTGTAACTATGTGGACTCTGATGGTAGTCAAAAGTTCTCACGGTATTGGCCGGGAGAAGCTATCACTGCTGCAACTAGTATTGAGTTCCATGTCATAACTGATCCTGATCAGACGTATTACATTCAAGGTAATGCAACCTGTAGTCACGGTGAGATTTGTAAAGTACTTAACTATGTAGCAACTGTTTCGACAGCTTCTGCTGGTAGTACCAAGACAGGTCAATCTGCATTTTTTGTAGAGACATCGGCTGCTGGCTTGGAAACCATTGTAGGTAATGTACGAGTTGTTGGATATGCTAAAGATCCCGGTGAAGGAGCCGATGGTCTTGACCAATTCCCAATGCTTGAAGTTTGGTTACCCACACACAGGGATCGGTTTGCGACTACTACAGTTTCAACGGCATAACTAGGAAGGAGATAAACAATGGCTATTAACAGAGCTAGTATTGCTAAAGAACTTCTCCCCGGTTTAAATGCCGTCTTCGGGTTGGAATATGGTCAGGTTGACGATGAGCATAAATCACTTTATGACACCGAAAACTCTGATCGAGCCTTTGAAGAAGAAGTTCTATTTACAGGTTTCGGCACTGCTCCAGTTAAGTCTGAAGGAGCTGCTGTATCCTATGATGATGCACAAGAGAGTTACACTGCCCGTTATACAGCAGAGACTGTAGCTCTAGCTTTTGCAATTACAGAAGAAGCAATGGAAGACAACTTGTATGATACGTTTGCTAAGTTACGTGCCAGAGGTTTGGCCCGTGCAATGGCAAATACCAAGGAAGTCAAAGCTGCCAATCTGTTTACTAACGGATTTACCGATACGATTGGTGATGGAGTTGCATTCTTTGCTTCTACCCATCCTACCATTTCTGACGGTAACCAGAGTAATCTGGAATCTGCTGGTGCATTGGCTATTGCTTCTCTTGAGACTGCTATCACCAATGTCCAAAAGACAAAGGATGATCGTGGTATCCTCATAGGTGCAAGTGCTGTATCTTTGCATATTCCTGTTGATTCATGGAATATTGCTGATACCGTTTTGAACACTCCCGGCAAACCCGGTGGTGCTAATAACGATATCAATGCCACCCGTCACATGGGCATGGTTCCTAACGGATTCTATGTCAATAGACGGTTCACTGGAACTGATGATTGGTTTGTAAAGACCGATGTTCCTAATGGTACAAAGATGTTTGCACGTACTCCACTTCAGACAAAGATGGAGCCAGATTTCGACACTGGCAATCTTCGATTTAAGGCACGGGAGCGGTATAGCTTCGGTGTTTCCGATTGGAGAGGCTGGCGTGGTAACGCTGGAAGCTAAAGGCAACTAATGTGAGGGGGGTGATGCGTTAGCCATCCCCCTTACTATTAAGGAAATAAGCATGGCTGAAAAGAAATCTAGTTATCAAAGAGGGATAAAGATACCTACTGATATTATAAAATCAGCAGCTAGAGCAGGTATTACACCTGAAGAGATGATGGTAAAAAGATTAAAGGAAGAAAAGGCATATCTAAAAAGAAATAAACTTTTGAAAACAACTGGAAACAAATTAAAAACATTTGGAAAATATGCAATGAAAGGTATTCTTCCCGTTACACTTCTAACAGAATTAATGGATTCTAAACCAGCATATTATACAGGTGGGAAACCTGTAATAAAAAAGAAGAAAAAGAAAAAGAACAAAAAGAAGACGTATAATACTGGTGGTAAAATAATGCAAGGCTATAAAGCTGGTGGTAAAGTTTAATAAAGGAGAATAACATGGCTACAAATCTTACAGTTGCAATGGCAACAGTTGGAAGTGGACCTTTAAAAAGGGTGGATACAGGAGCAACGGTAGGTGCTGATGGTACGACTACTCGTATTGTGGCTATACATGCCACGGCTACTGTATCAGGAATAATTGAGATAATAGGTGAGCAGCAGATTACAAATAAGACTGCACAGGGAACAGCTATCCGATTAGCTATTCAGGCAAATGGAGTAATTGATACATATTTAGGAGAAAATGGTGTGGCCGTATACGGTAAGGTAACGGTATCTGCACCTGATGCTGGACCTGTAACTGCTATATTAGGATAAGCCTATGCCTAATTATTCATTCCTAAAAACGGATCTTATAAATACGGCAGAGAATGATTCAACAGAATTTGAAGAGCAAATCTCCAAGTTTGTTGAAAAGGCTGAAGACCGTCTGGTGAAAGAACTGGATGATCCCGGTCTGGATAACTTTGCCTCGTTCTCTTTTACTGCCAGTAATCCAACGGTAAGTTTACCTGCCGATACACTTGTTGTAAGGAATGTAAATTTTAAAACAAGTGCTTCTTCTAACATTACCACACTACTACAAAGACCTTATGAGTATGCTATAGATTACTGGCCTTATGCCAGTGCATCTGTAGGTACTCCACGTTACTACTCACGTAAGAATAATACATCCATTTATATAGTACCAACTCCTGCTTCAGCCGTATCAGGAGAAATACAGTATACTCGTAGACCTATCCCTTTATCTTCTGCAACAGGTACAAGTGCAACAACATCCAACTACTTTAGTGAGTTTACATATAATGCTTTATTTAATGCATGTATGGTAGAGTCATGTAAATTTACAAAAAGTTGGGATGTAATAGAAGTATGGGAAAGTAGTTATAAATATTCAATTGATGGGTTAAGAAATCAAGCTAGACGTATGAGACAAGATGATATGGAAAGTCCACGGAATCCTGTGGGGGGTCCAAATCCTGTAATACAAGGAGCACAATAATGGTTAGTCGAACTAATACTTCAAAAACAATTCGTAGACAAACTGGTGGAGTTGGAAGAAAGAAAACTGGTAAGGGAACTTCATTAGAGAAGATTAATAGGGAACGTGGTGATTGGGAGATGGTTCCCGGTACTGGAACAAGTCCCTATAATCCTCCTAAATGGAGGAAGAAGAAGAAGACGACAAAGAAAGTAGTCGATTCTAATGTAGAAGCTGATAGTAGTAGAGCTATAGGAGAAGATGCTGCTAACAAAGTTTTTAATACACAGAGAGCTAGGAAAGCTAGAGGAGATAGAGCTAGGGAAAAAGTTTATTCTGGACATAAACCAGCACAAGATCCTATTCCTGTTACTATTGAAGATCTTCCTGAGACAGAAGCAATGAAAGCTCTTAGAAAAAAACAAGCACTAGAAAAAAAATTGAAGATGCAAGGAGTAACTGATCAGGAATACGAAAAAGACCTATATGAACGTATTAAAAAAGAAAATATAGGGGGTATGAATGATCCTAATTTTGCAGCTAAAGCAGGTGGTAAAGTTTCCAAGTCAAAAGGTGGGACCGTAAAGAAAAAGTATGGTGGATCACCTAAAAAGAAGAAAGCTACAAATAAAAAGAGACAGACTAAGAAAACTTACGGTGGGCATCATGGTAGTAAGTATGTTGCCAAACTATATGATTAGGAGAATACAATGGGACCACATACAATATTAAAAAATCCACCGGATCTTGAAAAGATCTGTGGAAAGCCTACAGGACAGGGATACGGAGCTGCTCGTAAAGGCCCAGATGTTGTGGGTACTACACATGAAGTAGTTGTAGATTCTAAGTATGAAAAGGGTGAAACTTTTACCCTTGATAATAATAGTGTAAAGAATATTCATATTAAGTAGTATTACTATGGCCGCAAGAAATATAGTAAAAGGTGTAGTTAAAGGTATCAAAGAACTACAAGAAATAATAGATGATACTAGTTTAAAGACTAGATCTAAAAAACCTGTTGTACCTAAAACAAAGACTAAATCTAAAAAAACTACTCCACCTGCAAAACAAAAACAAGGTAGACCAAGGAAGTATACAACTCAAGAACATAATGAAGCTAGACGGGCTGGTTATAAATCTACAGGAAAGTATTTCGAAGATAAAGCAGCTGGTACACTTAAAAGCAGAGAAGTAAGTCCTGCTTCTGCTAAAAGAAGAAAAACAAAAGCAGCAGATAAAGCAACAAGATCACAATATAAAAGTACAGTTAAAGAAGCCTCCAAATTAAAATCACGTAATGCTCAAGCAAAGATTCTTGAGAAGGAAACTCCTGAATTATACAGAAACATATGGAAGAATCTCAATTTTAGTTCTCCAACGGCTTTTAAAAAATCTAGATTTAAAGGATTAGATGACGAGCTAGAAAGTTTATATGAAAGATATAAAGTTAAGAAACCAGAAAAAATACCTGATAAGGCACAAGAACAACTAACAGCATTAACTCTTAAACAGAGAAAGCAAGCAGAAGAAGCTGCACGAGAAGAAATAGGAAGACGATTAGGTTTACGTACAGGATCACCATACTTTAAAAAGGTAACAGAACAACGTAAATTTTCAGCTCCTAAACTTAAAGGAGAATCTCCAGAAGATAGACTTAAACGAGTTAGTCAGATTGGTCGTTTACTGGAAGAGACACCTAGCCAAAGAAATTTAAGAATGAGTGGAGAAGTACCTGCTGGTGGTATACGAGGTCATATTAAATCTCTTGATGAAACAGTTGAAGATCCATATCGTATAGGTGGTCAATACCATCGTGGTGATCATATGGTTGCCTCACCTATAACAAGACATAATATAGAACCAAACATTCATGCCGTAATGGATGAACGAATGGGTGCTCCTATTGGTAAACAAATTTTACATCATGGCGAAACACGATTACCTTCTTTAGATATAATGGGGCCGGGACGTAGACCAGCACAAGGAGGATACTATAGTGAGACTATGATTCGGGGAGATAAGCCACTTTCAAGAAATATAATGGCATCTCGTGATCCTCAGTTTGGAGTACTTAGACCAAAAACTCAAATGGATTTTACTCCTACACAAGCAAAACAATTTAATAAATATTTAGATGATACATATCCTAAGTTAACACCATCTGAGAAAGAGGATATTACTGTAAGTATGATTAATACAGGTAGAGCTAAACTTCCCGAAGGTTTTACGAATCCTGTAACACAGAATAGAAATATATACGGAACACAACCACCAGCTTATGAAAGAAGAACTCCAGTTGAAACGGCTGGTCAATTACCACCAAGATTTGATGAAGCTACTAATCAATGGGTTACAGATGCTCCAACATTAGGAATGTCTGGTAGATTACCTAAAGGACTTAGAGAAAGAAGAGAAACTTTAGTTCCTCCTGCTTCTCAAGTAAGTCAGGAAGCAGGATATATTATTCCTAAAGATAGAGCTATGGAATTAGAAAATCTAATAGATGCAGAAAATATCGGAGCAGCACCAAAGATGATATCTCCTCGTGCTCAGAAATATGCTACCGAATCTCCTTATCCTACTCTACCAAGACGAGCTACAGGACCAGATCCAGAAAC